TGCCAATCAGGTTGGCGGGCTGACCAACGCCCGGAGTCCACGTCCAATCGCACCCGAAGGTGTCTCCCCGCGAGAAATTAGCAGTATTAGCCATGACTACTTATTGTGCAAAAGGTAGGGTAGGGGGTTGGAATCAGTCGTTCCCATCAATCTCGTAAGCGCTGAATAAGGCGAACCCAGCAAAATAAGAAGTAAAAGTCACCGACTGGTTGCCAGGGGCGTACCACTCAATCGGGGTAGCCTGTCCAACGTTATAGTTATCGTCGGTAGGGGTAAACGTCTGGGTTTGTAAAACTGGATTGCCGATTGAGTCTAATGTGTCGCAGTAAAGTGTTACGCTCCTGCGGAAACCGTAGGCGGCCTGAATACCCCACCAGACGTAGAGGGTGTCTATCGAGGGATAATTTGTAGGGCCATCAATGTAGTAACCCCCAGGTCCTAGGACTGGGTTAATAATGGCCCTAATCTCTTGGAAGGAGTTGCCGTAGGTATCAGCTGTTTCTACCATCAGAATACACTTGTTGGCAGGGCAGGGGCTAGTCGGGGCGTTCGGCGTGCCAGGATAGTAATCTTGGGAAACGCCCTGATCGTTTCCGTAAATGCCGGGGACAGTAGCACCAAGAAAATTATACTGGTCGTTTGGGTCTATTGGCTTTGTCAGAATGTTTACACTAGGAAAAAAAGCAGATGCGCTGTACCCAGTCGGCAAAGTGCTGTAGAGAGTCCAGCTGCGTTGCAGTCCGAACAGGGCGGGTTGAGACGGGTGCAGGCCAGTCTCTACGTTGGGCGGCGAATTGCTAGCGGGGTTGTGGTAAAACGTAGCAATATACAACAGCCCGTTGAATGAAACGATTGTGTTGACCGGATAAGACGTCGAGCTGTCCCAGACTGGGTACGCCATAACTTAAACTCCGGGCTGAGGAGTGATTGTTGCCCAGTACCAAGCGGCAGGGTTAGCGCCTGACTTTAGCCGGTTGCAGACGAAGTTCCCGTAAGATAAGATAATCATAGAGTAGGTCGTATTAGGGCCGACCGTCACCGAGTTAATCTTTGCCAGCGGGTAGTAGCCGTAGGTAACAGTATCGGCAGGGGTAACCGATCCAGGGTAAAAGATGATTTCGGCGGTACGCGGAAAGAACGTAGCCGGGACGTATTCCAACTGGATTGTGATATAGCCTTCCCCGGTAACAGTGATTTCCGGTGCTGGGACTGCGTCGATAGCCGTACCGCCGATAAGTGGCACGACGCGGTTAACCGTTCCCGGAACAATCGTTACCTTATTAACATCAAGTTTAGGCCAGAGGGGCAAGACTGAGACGTTGTCCCACTCACTCCAGGGCGGGGTAATTGTGATGTTTTCGCCTAGGCTTGAAGCCGAGAAGATATAGCCTGGTCCGGGTTGGATAGCCATAGCTTAGTACATCTTGTAAACGTCAATTTCCCAGCCAACGCGAGAGTACCGAATCTCGTAGTTGATTTTATAGATTAGGCCGAACTCCTCAACGTTGACTTGAGACAGAAGGTTTACCGGGTTGCCAGCAAAACCAGTTCCAACAGGGGCCCAAGAAGGAAGCAAAGGAAACGTGCTCCAAGAGTTAGTGGTGCTAGTGGTACCAAGTAGTGCTAAAAGGACGGTCACTTGCGCTTCGTCTGAGCAGTACATGATCCCAGAGTAGCTCGTTGTCGGTGCTAGGTAACTTGTCTTACCGTAGTACTGCGAGTAAGTAGGGTTAACAAAGCCAATGAACCGACCGCCGTTTTCAGTCTCAAAGCATGAGCCGTTTAGGCCAAGATAGGCCGGACGGCCATTCACGATTGGAGCAAAGTTATTGGGCGCGTCTTGCGTATAGGGGGCGGGTCCAGCAATCGCCCCAAGGTAGGGAGCCGACTGGAAGACAAAGAAGTTAGGGTGCGCCGTGATGTTGTCAGCCGTTAGGCCATTGGCCGCAGAGCAGTTCGGGTTAGTGATTAAACCCCCGTTGATTCCGGGATCGATGCCGACGTAATCCACTCGCATCGTCAGAACGCCCAGTGCATCAAATGCCATGGAAGCCTTGTGGGCCTTCATGTAGGTGTAGTTTACATTCGGGAAAGCGTCGCCCTTTACGTCTAAGGTCGGCGGGTTAATGCTATCGGTTTTAAACGTAGCGGTTCCGGTGTTCAGTCCGAACCCGTCAGACTGGACGGTCCAACCTGGCTGAAGTATTAGCCCGACTAGCGGGTTTCCTTGGTCGACGCGTGCCATAAGTTAGGATACGTTCCGAATATCAATCGGCTGCTTAGTAAAGTCAACGTCAGTGATACCGGTCCGAGAGGCAGGAGTCCGAAGGTACTCAAGAATCTGCTGCTGAATATCGGTCTGGCGGGTCAGGTTCTCAAGCACTGGGTTAGCGCCTACGCCAATCACGTTGGAGAAGCCAGAGGGGCTGGAGAAGGTGGAGTCCTTCAAAGCGGGGGCGGCGGCAGGGTTCTTCTTCATGTCCTCGGCAATGATGGCTTGGACTTTTGCTTGAATGGCAGGGTCATCACTAATTAGACCAGGAGTGGTTTTCCTAAAAGGATGGCCGAAAGTTTTCTCCGTAAATGCGTTATCAAATATTTTCTTGCCCCTAGGATCGTTTTCCAAGAAATCTTTAGTCACCTTGGCTCGGGCAACCGCCGCTTCCTCAGTTGTCTCCTTGGTCTTCTTCTCGTTGTTAAGTTTGTTGGCGTAATACTTATCCTCGGCTGACATCAGGGCGTTAGTTCCATCAATAGCGGCCTTGGTGGCATCCTCCTGTTTCTTCTGATTATCAGCAATTATTTTACCGATGAATGACATAGCCGTTCCAAGCAACGCCATAGGGCCAAGGAAGGATAGGAAAATATCCTTAAACCCTGTTCCGAACTTCTTGCCGATGCCATCTAATTGCTTTTCTAATCCAGACATTGCTCCCTTGGCGCGTCCAACAACCTGTTCGGCGTTGGTGTCTCCATTGATGCTGAACTTAACAATATTGCTCATGCGGGTTCGGTTTCAAGTTTGGCTAGTAGTTCTTCGTCTTGCTTAGTTAGTACCTTCATGTCAGCGCCTTCGTTGATTGCAAAGCATGAGTGCAGCCAGATGGCCTGAGACTCCGGCATGGTCCATGCGCGATCTTCGGAGATGCCATGGTTCATTAGATTGCATACCACAGTAAGCACCCAAGGCATACCGCTTGAGTTATGGTGCTTGGCCTTCTTCTCCCAGAACTTAGGCCAAGACTCAATCAAGACAAACTCGGTGAATCGGCACATTTGCTTAACGAAATAGGCTTCGCTGGACTTCATGCGCCCAAGGTAAAAGTAATCCTTCAGGCTGAGTTTGCCGATAGGCTCACCGGCACAGATTTTAACCGCGATCAGAAGATCGAGGGGACGAACGTCCTTACCGGGCGAAACAAACGGAGACTCGACAGACTCCAGCTGCAGTCGACGGAGCAGGGAGAATGGGTCAACGAACCGACCTAGCACGCGGAGGCGGCAGGGGTCAGTGAACGCGCTGAGGGCGCGCGGACACATCGGTTAGATGGCCTCGTATCCGACCGCAGTTACCGTAATAGCAGAGAAACCCTTGTTAGAACCTTTATCGGAAATTTTCGTCACCCAGCCCGAAAAAGAAGTTGAAGCAGAGCCACTTGGATAGGCGGAAGCCGTGTTAACCGTGACCGAGAAAGAAGCACCTAGGACCGGCATTGACGTGGTCTTTGCAATCATCTCCACGCTGATCTGCGTCTTGCGGTCATCGCCGCGCCAGGTAATCGTCAGGCCGTCTTCGTCAACGATAGTGGCTTCGTTATTAAACTCGCCATCGTTGGTATAGGATTGGCAGACAGCATCGGAAACCGTGGTATTCCCAATTCCATAGATGGCCGAAATGCCCTGTAGGATTGCTGCACACATGGTATATCTATTGTTTAGGGGGTAAGGTTATGGCTGAGGGTTGACCACGATAAGGATATCGTAGCCAAAGACAGAGGCCCAGGAGCGTTCGTTTACCCCTTCGTCCTCGGACTGCGGTGTAACGTCATAGCAGAGGGCATCGCCCCCAGCCACAAAGACCGCCTTGATGGCCGTCAGGTCCTGCATCGCCCCGGCCACGGCAGCGCATCGGGCCCGGTGCTGGGCTAGGGTGTTGTCGTCGGCAGACGAGAAGACCGTGATCCGCGTACCGCAAGAGTAGTTGCCCAGCCCCTGGGGCATATCGTTAGGAGCCCTAGCCGAGTCGCAGAGGACGATGGCCTTGGGCAGTACGTTGGTATCTGCGCCGTCTCCGGTGTAGATGGAGACTCCAGCCAGCTCGGTCTGGGCAGATAGGTGAGAAGCGATAGCGGCTTCTAGGATTTGACGTGAAGATTTAGTGCCCATGGTAAAGTGTTATTTCTTGCGGTTGGCTCGTTCGACGGCTTCAGCTAGGCGCGCTTTGATTGTTTCAGGGTTGTTGGCAATTTGCTTAACGCGGTTGCCGTAGACGATGTTTACCATGTTGGCATCGGTTGCAACGTTGTTGATGTTGCCTATCAGATTAGTGGCCGTCATGGAAACGCTATTACCGGTATTAGTCATAGAGAATTGGCCCATGGCTGAACGGTTGCGATCAACCCATGGTGCGTCATAAACCCCATAGTTTCTGGCTTTCCCCTTTGGACTAACTAGCGGGGGAATCATGCGAAGGGCCGCCGCCCAGGCTGCCTTAGTGTAGCCCACTTTCAGTTGGCGCTCGGCGATATATGCTTCAAGATACAGGGCTGTCCCAACCATATATTGAGGGCGGGGTGAAGGGGCGTTCTTAGGCCAGCGTCCACCGACCTTGGCTTTATACTTGTCGTGGATGCCGCGTAGGTCGTTAGTCGGGCCTTCGATTGCTCCGTAATTTCCAAAGATATTGGCTTTATTTAAATAGTTCTTAGCCTTGGCAAACGCTCGCGTGTAGCTGGTATCCTGCAGAATCTTACGCATGACAGGGGACACTCCAGGGATTTTAGCGGTGTCTACGCTGTCATAGATTTTGCGGAAGCCCTCCTGGTCATTGGCCTTTACCGAGTTAACTACCCGACGCATTATTACTGGCATAGCCCTGCGGGGCTGATCCATAGGAATAAAGATGCGTTTAACATCCTTTGCCAGTTTGCCCATGCCCGCCTTGTGAGCTGCCACGCTTAGGCCACGGCCCCCACCTGCTGGCATAGGGGGAGTAAACGTCATAGCGTCCCGGAGCATTAGACGCATTTGCTCGTTAGTAATAATGCTCACATCAACCTTCACGTCCTTAGCGAACTGGGCAATAGCCGCGTCAAAGTCGGCCTTGCTTTTAGGGTCAATGCCGCCTTCTTTTTTAGCCATTATTGGTTGTCGTCGATGCAGTCTAGTTCGATGACGGCGCTGGTCTGCTTGTAGGACTGGCCTTTGACCCGGAGGACCTGACCGTTTACGGTGAACTTCTTACCTTCGCCCAGGGCGGCGATAGGGACCCCAGAGACGATGGTGGCGACCTGACCCCCAACCCGACCGTCGGAAGCCGTCCAAGGGGCCGTAGCGGCGGCGAATCGCACCGTCCACATCTTCTGGTCAACGAAACCCCCTGCCTCAAAGCGGGGGGTATTCATCGGGCGGGACAGGCCGACGAGGAACAGGTTAGCCCCGACCGTAGCCGGGACGCCGATATCGGCTAGGAGCCCTTGGAAATCGGGCAAGAATGTATCGTAAATGCTCATGTGTTGGGAGGGTGGGGAATTGGAGATACAAAAAAGCCCCCATCGCTGGGGGCTGTTTCAGGCCGTCAGCCCAGATTAGGCGCTGTAGACGGAGGCGATCGTACCAGTCGTGATGCCCTTGTTCGCGCC